AAAAGTTAATTGATCAGCAAGTTAAAGCACGTGACAGACAATTAAAACAATTGGAAGAGGCCAAACTCAGAATAACAAAATGGGATTCTGAAAGGGACGCTCAAATTCAAAAATTAATCACGGATCTTGAGGACCTATCTCTTATTGACTTCTCAGTTGAAACTGAGGCACATCAGCTATTACTAGAATTAAAACCAAACATAACTAAGCTCAACACCGAAAAGCAGAGTATTGACAAAGATCTTTCGAGAAAAACAAAACAGATCGAAGATCTGATGAAGCAGTTATCACATCTTGAACTCGATCAATGTCCATACTGTTTACAGAAATATGCTGACAGCCATAAAAAGATCGATGAACTTAAAAAGACGCTCGATGAATGTGAAGCTGAAGCTGTCATGCTTGTCGAAAAGAATGACAAAACAAGTAAAGATCTCGAAGAAATTTTATTGCAACAGAAAGATGCGCAAAGCATTTGTAAATTTTCATCTATCACAGAAGCAACTCGCAAACAGTCTAGCGTTGAAGAACTTAATAAGAAATTGCAAGAATTAAAAGCTGGAACAAATCCTCATATTGAAGCATATGAAGTTCTAAAGGAAGAATCTATTGAGGAAGTTAACTTTTCAGAACTAGATGCTTTGAAAAAACATCTTGAACACCAGCAATTCTTATTGAAGTTATTAACCAATAAGGATTCATTTGTTCGTAAGAAAATCATCAATAAAACAATTCCATTTTTGAACACTAGAATTAATTCGTATACTCATGATTTAGGTCTGCCGCATATTGTCAAATTTGATGATGATATGAGCTGCTCTGTTTCTGAATTTGATCGTGAATTAGATTTTGGAAATTTGTCAAGTGGTGAGAAAAAACGCGTAAATCTGGCGCTATCTTTGGCTTTTAGAGATGTATTTCATCAAATTCACAGCGCGGTTAACTGTCTATTTTTAGATGAGATAGAGGCTTCTCTAGATGTTCAAGGTCTAGAAGCAGTAATTAAAACTATCAAAAATAAATCACGAGACGAGGGATTAGGAATTTGGATAATTTCAAATAGGTCTGAAACTGGAGGCAGATTTGATCGCCAACTAACTGTAGTCAAAGAGAATGGATTTTCAAATATTCACTTTGAATAAGTGTAGTATTTTGAAAATTTCATAAATAGTTATTTTACGAGCCTCTAAGGACTATTTTCAATCATGGCCGACAAGTCATTTAAAGACTATTTGAAGCAAATCGATTCTGAAAAACATGAAACGATTTCATTTGCAGATTTCTTGAAACAGCATGATCGTGTATCATATTTTAAACAAGAACTGTTTCAGATTAGACCTGCGGATGAAGAAGGCAAATTTGAAATTAGAAATTTCAAGGACCCGTTTGACACTGACATTATTGACGAAAAAGAGTTAAAGAAATACGTCAATGTTGAAGATGGAGCACCTGACGCAGAAGGCTACGAAAAATATAATAAAATCAATAGCGCTATCGATGTTATCGAATATGATGGCGCCGAACCAATAACAATTGAGGCCAATGGCAAAAAACTTTTCGTGAAGCCAGGTTATTTTGTAACTCTGGAAATAGAAGATTCGCACGGAAAAGTAAAAGTATATTCGCCAATGAAATTTAAAGCTCTTAAACTTACACCGCTATAATTTTTTAGCTTCAGCTGTCATTTTTACATGCTTACGGTGGATTTTACCACCAACAAAGGCATTGTACCATTCATCGGGCTTTAAAAGAACATCATTCATAATTTGTTCTTTCATTTCCATATAAGATAGAGTCCCTTTGTTTGGACACAAGTGTAATATTTCACGGGTAAAATTTTGTTCACCGTGTAATTTGACATCGGCCTTCAACTCTTCTGATGAAGACCAATAAATTGGCCAATCTGACATTGCTTTTTCTTTTTTCTTTTTTCCTTTAATAGTTCTAGTTTTTGCAAAGAAGAAAAGCTTTTTACCAATATACTTGCGACCAGTAAGTTTGTTGGTAATTAAATACACGTAGCCAACATGATTTCCTATTTTATCTTCAGTAAATTCAGTACCTTCATATAGCCACATGATTTTTCTTTATAATTGTGTTTATTAAATAAGTATTTACATATTATTAAAAGTTTTTCAATATATGAAATTTTAGTAAACGAATCTCAGTGAAACGTTACGATCATAAATAATTTCAGGTATATTTCCCCTTTATAAAGTTCCCTATTATGCAATATAAAGCACGACTTGACGTATTACGTCCAGGGACAGAACCTTTCACCGATTTACAGAAACAAGTTAAAGACACTTTTTGGCTTTATTCAAAAATCGAAAAATTTCTTGCCCCGTATAATGCTCGCCAAGCAGGCAACATCATGCCATACATGCCACCTACACGAGATACGATATTATCTGTCGTAGGCATGCGACCTGGGCAAGTTTCATTACATGACGCCACGGTATCCGCTATGGTGTCGGCCACGATTTCTTTTTGCGAAAAACATAAAGGCAGAAAACAATTAATTCTGCCTCATCATTCAACTTTACACTCATGCCAATTTCAAAAAGCCCTATTTGAAATTTCTGAGGTTGATGTTGCAGAATGGAAAGAACTTTCTAAAAGAAATTTTCCTTCAATTAAAAGAGTGAATAAGATAGAATTGGCCGGGTGTCAGCCAATTTATGTAGAAAACTTAAAACTTAAAGAAGACATAAAACACATTATAATTAGACAGAAGCTCGGAAAAACTGGCGTTCCTTCCACGAATGCTTGGGAAATGCTGTTCTATACGAATAATTGTGGTTTTATAATTGATCATGCAGACGCTGAAATAAACGTTCGTTATGTTGGGATGATTTAATTTAAAAGGAGAGTAATATGAGGGGCGTAGTTGCAAAAGAACTTAGAAGAATGATTAAACAAAGTTTCAGAAAAGATGATGCGAGCGTAGTGAAAGGTCCGCTGGCGCGCCAATATATGGTATCAGGTGGTCAAAAAGCTGTAAGAGATAATGATGGAAATTTGTTATTGCCTGAAATTACCGGAACGATTACTTTAGCTAAAGAATGCGAGAGGGCATCATATAAGTTTTTCAAGCAGCAATATAAAATGTTGCAGCGCCAAGGAAAAACACGATAACTGCATAATTTAGAGCCTTTTAAGTAATATTTATAGAAAAGGGAGACAGCGTCTCCCTTTTGTCCTTTCTAAGTGTATGAATTCCAGGACTGATTAGAATACCGGATATGCCATTTTTCCTGCTATTTCGAGCCGCTTATTAATAAATTCTAAAGCCATCTCTCTTTCTGCAGCACACATCTGCAATACATCTTGATATGACCAAGCGCCTCTAGAAAAATAACTCAATTCAAATGCGGATTTTATCATTGAACGAACTTCTTTTCCCAAAGTCATAATGTGGCTTTGTATTTTTGACATATCTCCGGCGTCAATCATTCGGTGAAAAAAGAAATTGGGTTTAATGGAATATCAACATCAACGATTTCGCCGCAATCTTTACAGGCAATTTTTTCAATAGTATTGAGGCCCCAATCATTTATGTCATCAATTCTTTCGACCAATCTATTTGCGAGAGGAGTAGAAATATTACGAATCCACTCTTCTATCATCGCGGTATCGGATATACCATCTACACTTTCAATGATATTCAAAAGATTTCGAACAGTATTTTCTTTCATATCATCAGCAGTGAGTTCTCGTTTAGCGTGATTCTTCTGTAAGACCTCAATTAAGTGCTGATAGCGAATGGGGCGGAGTTTAACTTGTTGCCCATTTGGAAGATCTACCGTCATTTTAGATTCAGCAATCGTCGGGTCCAACATTTTCATTTTAGCAATAACGCCTTCCAAATCTATAACGTATGCATGATTTTTTGCATTTTCGCAGTTATGTTTGAATTCTATTTCATAGTGCGGACCATATGTTACAAGGCGGAGGAAAACCATTAAAGCATCAACGTCTTTGGCCAACAATTCGCGAGGTTTAAGTATATCACTAACACAGGCGCCGCATACTTCTTCAATTGCCCGGCCGCTGAATAACATATCTGGATTTTTAATAGAAATTTCATTTATTGCCGATAATGGTTGGACATGGATTTCTGCGTTTTTGCAAGACCCAATTAACTCATCATTTTTATAGAAATAACCAGATGATGGAAGCTGAAAAATTCTACCTGGCAATTTCAGCTTCTGGAGAAGAGGATTTGATGACATTGCATCTCCTTTATTATGAATATGAATATTAGCCAGAAAGTGTAATTTTGGATTAATTAGAAAAGCAATAAATATCCGGCATATAGTATTTACTATTTTTATAGGTTGCCCATAATGTCTCTTACTCCAGAAGATATCCAGAAACTTTCAACTGCTATGTCTACCGCAATCGGTAAGGCAATGTCTGCAGCTTTATCTGGAGATAGAACGGCCAGAGCAAAAGAAGAAAAAACAGCAGAAAGAACAAGCACGAAACGGAAGGATTTTTCTTCGCCAAAACAATTAGAAGAGTACATTAAAAAACAAGCAAGTGCTTCTTTTTCTGGTATTGCTGATAGTATTGATACGATTATAGGTGGTTTTCAGAAAATCTATGAACAAGAAATATTCACAAATAAAGAATTAGATAAAGCATTTAAAAATACTATTAAGACCATGTCATCAATGGAAGACATGGTAGGTTCATCTGGTGATGCGTTATTAAAACTGGCAGATGATGGTGATGGTATGGGTGAAGTGTTCAAAATTTTGAAAAAACGTGTCGAAGGAGCAGCAACACTTCAGAAAGAACTTTCTGAAGCACAATCAAATGGCACAGAATTATCTGTATGGTGGCTAAAGCAATTGGGCAAACAAATGGGTGTCACCAAAGATAGGCTTAAGGAATTAGAAAAGAAAGGCGCAGTGGCGTTAAAAGACGAATTAATAAAAATCGGTGAAGAATCTAACACAGTAGTAAAAAGATTATCAGAAAATGCAGTGATGCATAAAAAGGTTATTGAAGGAAATAAAATTCTTTCAAAAGGCGCTCAAGCGCTCGCAGGAAAATTTGGCCTCGCGAATGTGTCAATTGCTGGTTTTACTGCGCTCGGTGCAGCGTCTTTCAATAAGTTATATTCTGCAGTTACTGCTGGTGTACAAGCGCAAATCCCAGCCAACAACATTTTAAACATATTAACTGATTCTTTAACAAAATTTGGTGTACCAATTGAAGATTTAACAAAGGCTATAACGGAAAGTAGAATACAGATTGCGCAAACAGATTATGACACCTTCATTAAGGGTTTAGACGCTTCAGCAGACCGTCTAAGAAATGAAGGGGTTGCCGCAAAAGATGCTCTCGAAATGGCAACAGCATTTAGGCAAAATGCTTTATCTGCTGGAATTTCTGCGCGTGAAACTGATCGCATGAACGCATCAGTACAATCACAAGAAAAAGAATTCCTAAAATTAAGTCGTGTAACTGGCATGACTGCAAAAGAATATATTGAATTCTCAAAAGCAGCTGCAGAAAATACGGATTTACAAAAAATAAATTTAGGATTTAGCGTTAAAGAAAGAGCCGCAAGAATAGAATCATTTAGAGCGCAGAGCGTATTGCTGCAAACAACATATGGGTTAAGTAAGGCACAGGCTGAGGCGGCGCAATCTGCATTATTATCAATTCAAAAAGATAAAGTAACATCTAGACTTGAGCAGGCTGCTCGTGTTCAACAAATGGCCGCAATATTAGGCATGGGGGACGCCGGAGCTGCTGCCGCAGAAACTATTAGACTTGGCCGGCGTGCGACAGATGAACAAAGAACATCTTTAGCAAAGTTTATGGGCACAATGAATGAATCTGCACAAACATTAGCTTTAGGCGGTTTAGCAGAAGAAAACGTGGTGAATGTTTTAGAAGAGGGCATGGGAGGAGGCTCAAAGCAGTTGTATGATGCTGGAGTGGCGCTTCAATCGGCAACTGGTAAGATGTTATCTGATTCAGAAGTTATATCAGCTATGCAGAGAAATGCAGCTGATAAAACTTTAGCAAATGGAATAGAAACATTTACATTTATTAAAAATGCCATGGAAAATCCAATAGCACAGTTGGCCGTGTCAGCAGTTGGTTTAACGGCTTCAATTGTTGCCGGCAGTGGCTCACTCATAGCAGCAGGATCTTCATTGATGGCTGCGGCTGCGGCGCTAAGTGCTTCTGCGGGCATTCCTGGCGGTGGTATGAAAGGCGCAATAAGTAAGGGCGCCGGAGTGGCTGGCCGATTAGCAAAATTGGCCGGACCGGCAGCAGGCGTTATGGCAGCTGGAGCTGCTGGATACGCGGTAGGTGAAGGAATCAATAAGCTTTTTGAACTAGGGACAGGAACATCAATTGGGTCCTCATTATATGATTTATTTGGCGGAGACAAATCAAAAGAATTACTTGCTCCATCGCCAATCCCAACAGCAAAAAGCGCAATCCCAATATCTAAAACGCAGCAAATTGCTATCCCATCTACCGAGACACAATTAGCTAAAACCGCTATAGTAGCAACACCAACAGAAATAAATACAGTAAATCAGCAAAGTTTGAATCAAAAATTAGTCGACCAACAAGCAGAGATGATTACAATTTTACGCTCGAGCGAAAATATCTCACGTGAGATTGTAGAAATTCTAAAAACAAATAATGATCAATTGAAAGTTGTTGCTAATAAAAGCAGCGGTCGCGGTTTTGAAACTAGACCAACACTATCAAAGCCATCATTTGTTGGTTCAGCAATGAGATAATATAAGGAAAAATATAATGGCATCTTGGGTAAATTATTGGAAAATAGTTAGACCATCATCACCTTCACAAAGATCAACCATAATAGCTCCAGATAATCTTCCAGATTCTTATGGGCTAGAATTAGATGGTCTTAAATGGTATAACCAGGTTATGCGTGGCATCGGTTCACGTAAACAGCGTTATAAACAGTTTGACATGATGGACTCAGATGTCGATATTGCGCGCGCTCTTGATACGATTTCTGAAGAAATTGCTACCGAAGATAAACGCACGAAACTGCCAGTTAAAATTGAATATCAAACTGAAGATAGTCAAGAAGTAAATGAATCTGTCGTCACAGCTTTACGAGCTGCAGTAAGACATTGGTGCAATCATCAAGATCTCAATAATAGAATTTACAGAATTGCGCGCCACGTTATTAAGTACGGTGACTGCTTTTTTGAACGTGAGTCACCATTAGCTCCATGGAAATTTATTGAACAAAATGATGTGACTGGTATTGAAATTGACGCAAAAGGCAGAAAAGTTGCGTATCATATAAATCGCCTTTCTTCAGCTCCAGCTTCAATTGGCTTACAAACTATCAAAAAACAACAAGCTGAAGTTATTCCAATTCACCAAATAATTCATTTCACCTTAACTGATGAAATGGGAATTGGCGCGCCATTCGGCGATTCAATATTATTGCCAATCATGAAAACATTCAAGCAACTGTCAATGCTTGAAGATTCTGTGGTGATTTATCGAGTAGTTCGTGCCCCAGAACGTCGTGCATTTTATATTGATGTTGGCAACATGCCAGCTCAGCGAGTTAAGCAATATTTAGAACAAATTAAAAATGATATTCGTCAAAAACGGATCCCAAATACATCAGCTTCTGGCCAAGACATGGTGGATGGTACATATAATCCACATTCAATTTCTGAAGATTATTTCTTCGCACAAACTGCGGCCGGTCGCGGCTCTCGAGTTGAAACACTGCCAGGTGGCGAAAATCTTGGCGAAAATTCAGAATTAACTTATTTCCAAGGTAAAATTTTCAGGGGCCTTCGTATTCCAAGTTCTTATATGCGTGGAGCCGATGCTGGCGGAGCGCAAGTTGCAGACGGAAAAGTCGGTATTGCATATATCGAAGAACTACGATTTGCAAACTTTATCACGCGCCTTCAAGCAAAAATTGAACGCGTTTTAGATAAAGAATTCAAAATGTATTTGAAAACAGCAGGAATTAAGGTCGATGATGATCTATTCATGCTTAAACTGCCAGAACCGCAAAACTTCGCGCTGTATCGCCAAGCTGGTTTGGACGCAGAATTAATTAACACATTCAATTCTGCAGATGGTATCAAATATCTGTCTAAACGATTTATTCTTAAGCGTTACTTAGGCTTTACAGAGGATGATCTACAGATGAATGAGATCATGCTTAAACAAGAGCGTAATATCAGTGATAATACTAAGGTTGCAGATATTCAGCAAATGTATGATCCAGATTTCAAATCGAAAGAGGTTCCTTTATCAGATGAAGAGGAAGCCGGAAGCGCAGTCCAGCCTGAAGAATTTGGCTTTGGTTCAGAAATAGAAGAACCAATGGAACCAACACCAGATATGACAGGTTCAACTCCAGTTAAAGTAGCTGGACCAAGTGCACCTGGTGAGGAAGGCGAAGAAGGTGAATTACCAGAACCACCAAGGCCTTCATAATTGAATGATAAACTATAGTTTTCTATAAATAAATTATCGCTATTTTAGGAGAACTATTCTATGAAAAACCTCATTCTTATTGAACAACTGATGCCTGGTAGCGCAAACTTGGTTGAATCAATTGATGACAAAAAGAATTATTATTTGTCCGGCGTATTAATGCAGGCTGAAGTCCAAAATGGTAATGGCCGCGTTTATCCATTACAAGAGATTTCAAAGGCTGTAGATTATTGCGCTGAAAAAATTAAAAATGGCGCATCAATCATGGGTGAACTTAATCATCCAGATAATCTGTCAATTGATTTGAAAAATGTTTCTCATATCATTACTGAAATGTACATGGAAGGCAATGATGCGGTCGGTCGTTGCAAACTGCTCAACACTCCATCAGGTCAAATCGCTAAAGAACTGTTAAATGGCGGCGTAAGACTTGGCGTTTCTTCACGTGGTACAGGTGATGTGAATAATGGCATCGTTGAAAATTTCAGCTTTGTTACTATCGATTTGGTAGCAAATCCTTCAGCTCCAGATGCTTATCCAAATTTAATTCGTGAAGCTGTAGAAAATAAGAAAGTCATGACTTTAGCTGAAGCTGTTGTCCATGATGAAGCCGCACAAAAGTATTTGAGTGCAGAAATCAAGAAATTCTTAGACTCAATATTGAAACGTTAATACTGAGATTAGAAGTTTATATCATAAAGGAGAATGAATATGGCAGATAAGACAGCGCTAAGAGATATGTTGAATCATATGATAAATGGAAATGAAGAAGCAGCCGTTGCAGCTTTTAAAGAATATCTTCCATTAAAAACACGTGAAATAATGGGGTACTCAAGCGATGTGGCCCCAGTTGATGAAGCTGACGTTGATGTGAGTGGTGGTGCTGCTGATACAGAAGATTCTCCGGAAGTTTAAAGTTAATTATTAAGTATCTGATTAAAATAATGTAAAAGGGATCGCAAAGATCCCTTTTACTCTATTATTTTCATAAAACTGATAGGTTTTATGTGTTTTTTTCATAAACGCTATAAATAATTTCGCTTTAGTATATTTTATTCATAACGGATATTAAAAATTAGTATTAAATGAGAATGCGCTTGGCAATTTGCTTTGACGCTCACGATGATTCAGCTAAAAATATTTTTAGCAAATTTAGATAACCTTTGGTATACATAAAGGAGAAAGAATATGGATGAAATTCTGCAAAAATTAGTCTCGTCAGAGCTGCTTAGTGAAGAGACCAAAGCTGAAATCACCAAAGTATTTAGTGAATCAGTTGAGGCATACAAAGCTCAGCTGTCAGAAGAAATTGGTTTACAAGTTCGTGCTGAACTCGCCGAGCAATGGGTTAAAGACAAAGAAGCCTTGGTAGAATCCATGGATTCTTTCATCACAGTTCAACTCGCATCAGAAATCAAAGAACTCAAAGAAGATGTTGAGAGCTTCCGCGATCTAGAAGTTGAATATTCCGCAAAACTCGTTGAAGAAAAGCACGCCATGGCAGCTCAGTTAGGTGAAGAGCTCGACCAGCTTGTTGATAAAATTGATGCCTTCTTAGAGATCCGTCTTTCAGAAGAAATCGAAGAACTCAAAGAAGATCTTGAAGAAGCCCGTCAAAATACATTTGGCCGTAAAGTTTTTGAAGCTTTTGTTGGCGAATTCGGCAAGAGCTTTATCGATGAATCATCAGTGATGGGAAAACTCGCAGTTACTGAACAAAAGCTTCGCGAAGCAGAAAAGAAATTAGAAGAACAGGCTACAGCTGCTAGCGTTGCGGCTCGCCAACAGAAAATGGCTGAAATTCTTGCGCCACTTTCTGGATCAAAACGTGAACAGATGGAATTAATTCTGAAGAATGTCGAAACAGACAAGCTTCAGGAGTCATTCAATAAGTTCGTTGGACGCATTCTTAAGGAAGATGCTCCTGAGAATAAAACACTCGTTGAAAGCACCGAAGACAAAACCGTTGACAGCACAACTGTTGTTACTGGCGAAACCGCTCCAGTTATCACAGAAGGAAAACACGATGCTGAAAAAGAAGCACGTATTGCGCGTCTTCGTAAATTAGCATCAGTTTAACACACATTGTAATAGGAGATTACATTATGAATCTATTCGAAAACTGGCAAGAAACCAAGGACGTTCTTCTCGAAGGTCTCAGCGATCGTCAGAAAAAAATTGTTGCCCCAGTCCTTGAAAACCAAAAGCGTTATTTGGCTGAAACTGCTGACGCTCTCACCACTTCCGGTGGCGCCATCGGTAACTTCCAAAAGATTGTTATCCCAATGATCCGCCGTATTATCCCAGGCACCATCGCTTCCGAACTCGTTGGTGTTCAGCCAATGTCCGGTCCAGTTGGCCTGGTATACTCACTGCGCTTCTTGTTCTCAGAAGCAATGAATGCTCCAGGCACCGCTGCTGACATCAGCGCCGGCGACGAAGTATTCGGCAACAACAGCAAGATGAAGCGTTTCTACTCATCAGCTGACGTTGGCACAACCGGCTATCCACCAGCTCTGACAGCAACAACTTCAGCTGGTTCATCAGCTCTGACAGCCGACTATGAAGCATTCGGTGGTCGTCGCATGTCACTCGAAGTTCTGAAGCAAACAGTTACTGCTGGCTCACGCAAACTGCAAGCCAAGTGGACAATTGAAGCTGCTCAGGACCTCTCAGCTCAGCACGGTCTTGACCTCGAAGCCGAAATGACAGCTGCTCTTTCAGCTGCCGTTGTTTCAGAAATCGACAATGAAATCATCAATGACCTGATTGGCCTCGCTGGTACAGTTGAGACATACAACATGTCCTCAACATTCACAGGCGTGCCAAACTATGTTGGTGATCGTCACGCTGTTCTCGGTGTTCTCATCAACAAAGTTGCTAACGAAATCGCCCGTAAAACACGTCGTGGTCCAGCTAACTGGATCGTGGTGTCCCCACTGGTCGTTTCAGTTCTACAATCAGCTTCTAAAGCCGTGTTTGCTCCAGCCGTTTCAGGTTCATTCGAAGGCCCAGCTAACACCAAGCTTGTCGGTACATTAAATGGCAGCATCAAGGTGTATTCATACATCTATCACGACCAGGGCACCGAGCCAGTTCTTCTTGGCTACAAAGGCGGCACTGGCGACATGGACAGCGGTTACTTCTACTGCCCATATGTTCCATTAATGTCTTCAAACGTTGTTATCGATCCAAATACCTATAACCCACAAATGTCACTCATGACACGTTACGGAAAAGCTACATTTACCAATACCGCAACATCACTTGGTAACTCAGCTGATTACTATGGCCGTATCGAAGTTTCAAATCTGTCATTCGTGTAATAGGTAGTTGTCAAGATAGAAGTTTTATCTTAAACGAAGAAAAGGTCTGCAATGCAGACCTTTTCTTTTTATTGGAGAAATTTTTAAATAGGGCGTTTATTTCTTCATAATGGCCTTAGCTATTTCATGTGCCCTTACGATAGTTGCCTTTTTGAGTGGTGGCTTATCCTTCATTTGTTTCATTGCAGCCGCCATACCAACAGCATATGGGCTTTTCACCTGTTCTTGCATTTTTAATGCTGATTTTGTAACTGAGCTCACAAGATCTTCTAATTCTTCTTCAACGCCTTCAAGATGGTCATGAACTTTTTTAAGAATTTTTTTGTCGCCGCCAAGTTCGGTAATTAAATCCATTAAATCAGAATCCATTAAATATTTTCTCATTCTGTCATGACACATTGACACGTCATCAATCTTCTTTTGGAATTTTTTCATTGCTCTTTGGTGTTTCTCATCTGTCATACTTTCAGACATGATCTGTAAATGAGTAGCCAATTTTGATAGCTTCATGTGAACCCCCGCATGTTGTTATTTGAAATATAAAGGGCAT